CATGGGCTCGTGGCCCGGGCCGTGCTCCTGATCCTCGGACTGATCCAGCCGGATGTTGGCGTTTGCGAGACCGGCCATCAGTGCATCACCTCGGTGGGGGCCGTGGCCAGTGCCTCATCTTCCATCTCGTTCTTGTACGCCTGTGCTGTCAGCGCGGTCAGAGCCCTGAGAACCAAACGCAGCGTGGTCAGATCAGCGAACAGCAGGGTCGTCCCCCCGCTGTCAATCATCTCGGGGATTGACGTGGAGGAACCGGGCCCAACGTCCTTGGCCAGCTCCAAGGGCATGAAGGTCAGGAAGTATTGATCCTTGACGCTGCCTGCGTAGATGGCGAAGTTGGACTGGGGAGAGAGGTTCACCTTGTGTGCGGCAGCAGTCATGGGGCCCTCCGGGCAGATCAGGTGTAGTACAGCGGCGGCGGGGGCGCTCCCGTGTGGCGCATACTCTGCTCCACCTCGGAAATGCGTTCCGGGTTGCGGGTCAGCATACCTGTACGGCGCAAGTGACGCAAGGCCGCTGACACGGTGTCCGTGAGGTCGTCCCTCTTGCCCCTCGGGAACACCGCCGTCTGCTGGATGACCTTCTCGGCCCATAGCTTGTCGGGGGCATAGATCATGCCCTCGGCGAACAGGTGCTGGACCGAGTAGAGGCGCGCCATCTTGTCCAGCCCCTTGGGGTCGTCCATCATGATGCTGAAGTCCTCGTACGAGAACAATCGACGCAATTCCTGCGCGACCGAATGGCCTGCGGCCTTGTTCTCGATGATCAGCCCGTCGACCCGGAACTTGCGGCAGGTGGCGGCGACCTTCTCGACCAGCTCGTGGACCTCCAGATGCTCCTCCCACGCGTACATCAGCATGGCTCGTGGCAGCTCGACATAGGCCGAGGGGTCCGCACTGAGGAGGGCCGCCGAGGGCAGCTCCATCGGTTTCCCGTACCTGTCCACAGGCCGGGACGACCGGGCGTTGCTGTCGGCCCCGGACCACACGCCCCAGACCGTCAGGGCTGATGGGTCGTTCTCGTCCTTGGCGGTATAGGCCGTGTCGAGCGAGGCGAGGATGTACTCGACTGGCGGGTATTCCGGCTTGTCCCAGAGCTGCCACCACGCGGCCCGGATGATCCCGCCGCCCCTCGGCGTAGGCTCCTGCTGGAACTGCCCGGCTGCCGCGTACGGGCCAAGGACACGCTCGTCCCGGTCGACCACGGCGGCGGGGAAGCGGGCCTCGAACAGCAGCTCCCCGTCCTTGGTACGGGGGTCACGGTAGCCCAGCTTGGTCGGACGCGCCCTGACCGGATCATACCTCATCGGCAGCATGATGTGGTCGTACCCGAGGTTTTTGGACAGGATGACGCCAGACACGTCCTCCTCGTGCAGGCGCTGCATGATGACGACGATGACCGACTTGATCGGGTTGTCCATCCGCAGCGGCACGGCTTCGAGGAACCACTGGATCGTTGACTGGCGGGTCTGCTCGCTGTTCGCCCCATCGACCGAATGCGGGTCGTCGATGATGACGCGCGTACCCCGGGCACCTGTGATCGACCCTGCGGCTGTCGCCTGCCGGAAGCCTGTGGCCGAGTTCTCGAACTTGGTCTTCTGGTTGTTGTCGGACGTCAGTACAACTCGATCCCCCCAGTGCGACTGATACCATTCCGAGGTGATCAGACGTCGCATCCGCAGGCCGTCACGGATGGCGAGGTCTTGGTTGTGGCTGGCGCAGACATAGCGCATGTGCGGCATGTTGCGCGGGCCCCACTCCCACGCGGGCCAGAACACCCCGAGGAGCAGCGACTTCGACATGCCGGGGGGCACGTTGATCAGCAGGCGGTTGTAGTCCGCGCCGTCGATCTGCACGCCATTGGTGATCGCCTCGAGGTGGAAGCAGATGAAGTCGATGTGCCAGTTGTGGACATAGGCCTGCCCGGGCTCGATGATCGACCACGCCTTGCGTACGAAGGCGGCGAGGCTATCCTCGCACAAGCGCTTCTCGACAGCCCGGCGTTCGGCCCGCTTGTCGAACCCCGGCGGCATGATCAGGGAGCGTGAGGGCGGCAGGTCCAAGGCGTGTGGCGTCCAGATCAGGGAACTGGACGCCAACGTAACATGAGACATGCGCGCAGGTCCAGCCCCTCGGCGCGGTAAACCGGCTTCTTGTAGCCGTTCTCCGAGGCCGCCTCGAACATGGCGCGGATGGGAGCCAAGTCGGCCTTGGCGGTCGTACGCGCGGCAGCGCGCTGTTCTTCGCGGGCGGCGATCTTGGCGGCCATGGACGAGGCGGCGCGCAGCTGGTTGTCGGTCCAGCTGCCGTAGCGGCGCAGGCTTTCCATCAGGCTCATGGCAAACTCGGACCAATCACACGCGCCCTCGATGCGCGACACGACATCGACGTGCTGCGCGCGGAACTCGGCAGCGCGGTCCTGCATCGTACGCACAGGCTTGGCGACGCGCGGCGCGTTGGCGACCGGCAGCGGCTTGTACGCAGGCTTCGGGTAGGACTTCGGCGTGGCGTTCTTGCGCGCGACGGGCAGCGGGTCGTTGGCGAGGCTGTCGATGAAGGCGTCCCAAGTGATTTCCATGGCTATGCTCCGAGGTTGATGTCTCCTGAACCTTGTACCTCGGGGCGCATCCCGTGTCAACTGTTATCTTCTGCTGCCCCAAGCGCCGCGTCGAGGGCTTCCAGCTGCTCCGGCGTCAGAGCATCGAGGTCGAGGATGGTGCGCTGCTCGCTCGGCTTGCCTTGGCTCATCAGGTGATCGGCGATGCGCTTGCGGTCGGCTGCCGCGATCACGCCGTCGAGGACAGACGACTGCGTCTTGGCCAGCTGGTTGTAGGCCATGGCCAGTTTCGCGTCGCGGTGCAGCGGCTGTCCGTCGTCGCCCTTCGCGTCGTAGAGCTCGTCGAGGATTTCCCGCGCCCGGTGGATCGAGTGCTGCAGCCCTGACACGATCTGGTGCGCGAACTGCACCGTCAACGCATCGCGCTCGGACGGCAGCAGGTTGCCGAGGCAATACTGGGCGTGCCGCAGGACGTCCTTGACCGTCACGTTGTACGAGGCCGTGAGCTCCGCCAGCGCGATGGTGTCGTCCGACATCTCGTGCTCGATGGCCGCGCGATCATGGGGCGACAGCTGGCAGATCGGGCAGCCCGGCGAGTAGGTCGCCCGCTGGCTCTCGAGCCTCTTCTCCTGCGCCGCCTCCGCCGCCGCGCGAAGGCTGTCGAGGGACACCGGGGGTACGCGGGGGGACGAGTGTGACAGAGGCATTTTGGTACCTGTTTTTGAGAGGGTAAACTCACACTAGACCGAAAGGTAGGAGAAGTCAAAATCCCCGCCCACGGGGCAGGCGGCGCAGGACACGCAAAAGTCAACGGTTACAGACCTGTCCACTTTGTTCCAACTCCGTAAATATATATTTTTACTTTTTTACCATCTGGTCAAATATTCACCTTTTTCTTTTCCTCCACACTATAGTTAAAAGTGGACAATGGACAGGTATAGGTAAATTAAGTAGTGAGTTTATGGGGTTAGTACCTGACCACCGATTGGGTAGCTTCTGTCCATGGACAGCAAAAATGTTCGATTTTCGATAGTTTTCACATTGCAGTTAAAACAACGCCAACGTGAAATACAACTTAAACGTGTAAAAACCGGACCTGTCCATAAGTTGGGCAGATAAAGTGGACAGGTCTGAACGCGACAAAACCTATCCTGAAAACGACAACGGCCCCCGCTCGCGGGGGCCGTGTAAAAGGGGCTGAACAAGGGGCGAAGACGGGGGTCAGTAGGCCGTCTCAGGCCGCAGGAGCGAGGCGTCGTTCTCGTTCAGCCACCGGGTCAGATCGGGGCCGGAGGCACCGTTCTCGCGCTGTGTGATGGCAGTCCATCCAGCCTTGGTGAGCCCGAATACCGGCAGCCGCGACGGCATGCGGATGGCGTTGTTATTGGACAGCCACGAGGGCAGCGGCAGCGGTGTGACGCGGGATACGCGGTCGCGGGTATGTTGATCGGACAGGGGGCGGCGCAGCACGGTGCGGATGCGCCGCACGAGGCCATCGACCTCGGCAGGGGAATAGGGGGTGAGGCCGTCGAGCTCGCGCATGATCATCATGGCGGCGACGATCTGGCCCAAGGTGGCCGCCTGCCCGGGCAGCATGTCGCTGACGCGATTGATCACGACCGAGATGTCCTGATCGACCGGGGAGCGGTTGCCGGAAATCATCCGGCGCTTGGCGAGGGTCAGGGGCACCTCGCGGTAGACTTGGGTCGGCGTGAAGGCGTTGTCCATGCAGTGGGCGGCA